CTAACACATTGGGTGGTGCTAACTCTAGTGACTCTAAACTACCTACACAGAAAGCGGTTAGAGATTACATCACTAACAACTTAGGACCTTACATAAACAAACCATATTCTACTAACGCTGTTCCTAGAGCACTGGTTGAACTAACTGACTCTGGTAAGATATCTATTGACCAGATTCCTGCATTAAGACCATTTAGTGTATTTACTGTTCCCGATCAAGCAGCAAGAACTTCTCTAGAAGGAGCACTTGCTGGTGACATCGCTATCCAACAAGATACATCACAGTCATTTATTTTGAACAATGACTTAGAAAGTTTATTCTTAGGATTCCAACCAGATGCTGCGTTAAACTTTACTATCGGTGATATTTTTGAGGGTAGTCTAACAGGTGGTCGTATACAGTCAACAGAATATAGAAAAGGTGTTGTTTATCAAATTAACGTCACCAATGGTGGTTCTGGTTACACATCTCCTCCAACAATTTCATTCTCTGGTGGTAACCCAGAAGCGGGTGCGGTATCAGCAGCTGCTACTTGTACAATTGCAAATGGAACAGTTGTTACTGTAACTATCATTGACTTTAATGGATATAAAGGTGGTCTTGGATACACCACTGGTCCTACTGTTACATTCCAAGCTCCACCAGGTGCTGGTACACAAGCACAAGGTAATGCTCTAATTGAAAGTAGACTTTATGGTAATATTGTTAACAATATCAAGATAGAAGATACAGATACAATTGATGATAGTTCAACACCAAGTGCAAATACAGTCAATATTAACAGAACTGTCAACACATCTTCATTTAATGTTAATAACTGGGTATCTCTATCATCTAACCAGATTGCTGCATCAGATATTACATCAGGTGTTATTGAGACAGATAGATTAGCGTCAGGGGGTGCTGCAAACTCATTCACATTCTTAAGAGGTGACCAGAACTTTGCATTAGCAGTTCAGTCAGTTAAGGGTGCTGAGACAAGATACTTTGCTAAATTGCAAGCACAGTGTAATTCTGGTTCTAGCCAGATGCAGTTTACTACAAACTCTGATGTTCTTATTGGACATGAAGTTAAACAAGGAGTTGCTGGTGTTCAAGCAAATACAAACATCACTGGTGTTGTTACTGCTGCTGGAATAACAAGTATATCTCTTAATAATCCAGTAACTCAAACAATTCCTCTCGGAACAATTATTGAGTTTGAACGTGGTGCTTCTCCAATGACATTTGAGTCTACCTTTACACAAGGTGGATTTGTTGATGATGTTATTATTGCAAATGGTGGTACAGGATTTACTAATGGTCAGTACTTCGATCTTCCTCTAACTGGTGGAACTGGTACAGGATTGAAAGCGAACTTTATTGTTTCTAACAATGTAGTTACAGATATAACAGTTACTGATGGTGGTACTGGATATAATGCCGACTTCTCAATTACAGTTGCACCAGGAGCGATAGGTGGTGGTTCCAGTTTAGTATTGAATGCTAAAGTAAGTACGGTTAATAGACAGTATGCAAACGTCTCCATGGACGTTCAGAGAGTTTCTGATTTAACAATCTCTGCCGATCTATACGGTACAATTGGTGTTTCCAGATATAAAAAATCACAGTTTAACATTGGTATAGCGGGTAATGGTTCAGTAGAACTTAAAACAGGACCTGACAGTGGACTTGATGCTGACTTATTAGATGGTCAGCAAGGTGAATTCTATACTGATGCATCTAACTTGTTCAGAGGACAAGTTCCACAAGACAGATTGGGTGGTATATATGGTATTGATATTAGTGGACAATCTAATGCTACAATTAGATTACTAAGTGGTACTAACAACCCAACCTCTAACCCAGATCCAAATAGTTTTGTTGAAGGTGCTATTGCAAACACAGTATTCAACAGTTCTAACGGATTAGGAACTGCATATCCTTCAGTCAATACAGGTATTGGAACTGGAACATCAACCAAACATATGGTTGTGACATTTAGAAATGGTGCTTCTGGTTTTGACGCATCATTTGGTGGTGTAAGACAACTTGCATTTGCCAATGATGACAACATGTATCTTCGTGGTTCTGGTAACGGAGTCAGCACATGGAACTCATGGGCGAAGGTGTGGACATCACTTAATGATGGTGTAGATTCAGATCTTGATGCTGATAGATTAGATAATAGACAAGGTGATTGGTATCAAAATGCACTCAATATAAACTTTGGAACATTATCTGATAATAGACTTCCTCGTTTCATGAGTGAAACTAAGTTTAGAGATAAAGTTACAATTAAACAATTCTCAGGTGATCCTAAGTTTAGAATATATGTTTCTGGTCAAATACTTAATCAGGCACCATTTATACCTGGCGATCCTAACAACCCATCTGTAAACCTTTACAATGCTAACGCACAGGGTGTTGGTAGTTTTGTTATTGACAGTGTTGTATTCAATGATGATGTTAATGATAACTTTAATGATTTTACAATCTTAATTGGTAGACTTACATCTGGTAACTTTGTTGGTGCTCTAACAGTTGGTACTGCATCCAATAGGGTAGAGTTTGATGACTTTACAATTGAAGATGGTAACACTGTAGAAGTTGCAAACTTACATAGTGATGGTGGTGTTGGACAATTACAATTAGGTAGAAAAGATGGAAACGCAACATCACCTAGAATATTATTCAACTCTTCTCAACTTCAAGCAACTAATTATAATGCTAAGATAGAAGCATCTGGTGGTAATGCAACAGATGGATCTGGTAACCTTGATGTTACTGTTGCAGACGCTGATGCGTTGACAGTTAATAATCAGGTTATTTGGAACGCTGGTAATATACAATTTAGTAGTTCTAACACAGCAAACTATGCTGTGCAACGTGATGCATCTGGTAACTTTTCTGCTGGAACAATTACAGCAAACTTAACAGGTTCTGCATCACTTAACGTATTGAAGACTGGTGATACCATGACTGGTTCACTAAATCTTACTGGTGCTGGTTCTGGATTAACAGTCTCTGGTATTACAAATCTCAATAGTACTGTTAATATCGCAGATGATCTTAGTGTTGATAGTGGTGTTTTATTTGTTGATGTATCCGCTAATGAAGTTGGTGTTAACGTAGGAACTAATCCATTATCTACTTTTGATGTTGTTGGTGACGCTGGTATCTATGTTCGTACTGCAAATAACGCTGCTGGTGCTAAGATTAGGTTCTCTGATCATGTACCTGGTAGTACTCCTACACAAATTGGTACAATAACATATGTTCATGCCGATTCTAGTACACCCTCTTCTGAGTATGGAAATGCATTCCTAATCTCAGGAACCGAACCAGATCTTGCTCTTAAAGTAACTGGTGATGTTATCGCAAGCAGATACATGGGTGTCGGCATTGATCGAGAACCAGACTACACATTAGAAGTAAATGGAACTGGAATGTTCAATGATGGAATATACATTGACAATGCTAATGATAATGGTGGTGCACCAATATACTTCTTAGGTTCTTCTTCTCAAAAGAACTTTAGAATCGGTAACCAAGAAGGTTTCAGTAATGCGTTTGAAATTACACCATCTACAAATAATGGTGGACAAAGTTGGTCAACTACCCCTGCTCTTTTGGTTCATGGTGATAGTAGAGTTTCTGTTAATACATCAGCAACATCTGGTACTGACCCAGAATCAAACCAAGTAAGAAATTACAATCTTAACGTACAAGGTGATGTTAACTTTAACGGTCAACTATTCCAAAACAACGCCGAGTTTGTAACATCTAGATGGACTGAAGCAACCAATGAATACGATATCTACAGATTATCTAAAGTTGGTATAGGTCCTCAAATGCCAGAAGTTACTGATCCAACAAAAGAATTGGTTGTTGGTGGAGATATTGATATCCAAAACGGAGTATTTAAAGGAGATCAAACTCTAACTGGTGGAACACAATGGTTCTCACCTGGTTACTTTGGAGTTGATAGAGCAGTAGTACTTGATCCATTTGAGAAATATGGTGGTATTAAGTTTAGAAGAGTTAATTCTGGTCAATATGCTTTCTGGATTCTAATTGTAGAACAAACCTCAGCTGGTAATTACACCGTTAAATATGGTGCAAAAGTCAAGACTCCAACTGGTGGATCAACAGGTGAAATTTTAGAATTTGATTTTGATGCTGCAATAGCAACCATAGGTAGTCCAGAACTAACACCTGGTAAACTTTATAACCTTGCATGGTTGAGTGGTAATGGTGGAGGATCTATTCCTAGTCCTAGTGGAAGCATTTATGTTGATACTACTAGTGGTGGTTTGATTGATTATATTAACACTAATGCTACTCCATCTGCTGGTGGTACATATACTACAAACAGCAACAACACTGGTAATAACATTCACATGCAGTTATTACCAGCAAAATCAACATTATCTGCTAATGGTTTTGAACAGTGGACTGATAGTTATGGAATGTTTAAAAAATGTAAGCAGATAATTGATGAAACAGTTGTAGTAAGTGCAGGAGAATCTATTTTCTCCTTTGGTGAACTAACAATTGCGTCGGGTAAGGAAGTTACCATCGAAAATGGTGGTACTTGGACTATCCAATAAATATATAATAAATAGTAAGATACAAAGAGTATTAGAACATGTCATCCCTTAATGTAGATAAACTAAATGTAAGCGTTGGTATTGAACTCCCTTCGTATACTTCTAACAATAGACCTACGGGTACTGTTGGTTTAATGATCTTTAATTCTGATAGTGGAACAGTTGAGATCTACGATGGATCATCATGGATTTCTACAGGTCAGGGCGGTATTGAAGCAACTGGTGGAATTATAAGTGTAAGTGGTAATTCAAAAATGCATGCTTTTACCCAACCAGGAACTAGCACATTTCAAGTTACTTCAGTCCCTGCTGGAACAACCGCAGAAGTTTTAGTCGTTGCTGGTGGCGGTGGCGGTGGAGGATCCCACGGTGGTGGAGGAGGAGGTGGAGCTGGTGGAGTAGTCCATCATACTTCATATCCAATCGCTGTTGGAAGTTATAATGTAGTAGTTGGTGATGGTGGTGTTTCTGGAACAGGATACAACGCAAACGTAGGTAACGATTCCTCTTCACACGGTAGACCAGGTGGAGATAGTTATTTTGATAATATTCATGCTATTGGTGGCGGGGGCGGAAACGAAAGTTTCTATTATTTTTCAATCTATAAGAATGGTGGATCTGGTGGTGGTGGCGGAGACATGTGGCCAGCAACCAGAGCAGGAAACGTACCTGGTGGTAGAGCATGGACTGGTGGAAATGCTCTTCAAGGTAATAACGCTGGTGGAACATATTACGGTAATCCTGGCGGAAGTAGAGGTACTGGAGGTCCTACTACCAGTGAAGATGGTGGACATGGTAGTCCTCATGAAGGAGCTGGTGGAGGAGGTGCTGGAGGAACATCATCTGGTGGAGCTTCCAACACAGCAAGTAATGGTGGAATAGGAATACAATTGAATCAATTCTCTCCATACGGTTTTCCATCTGGATGGTTTGCTGGTGGTGGAGGAGGTGGATACTTCACAACTGGTGGAGGTTCTGCTAACAGAGCAAACAACTCTACTGGTGGTTACTATGGCGGTGGTGGTCGTGGTGGATCTACTGGTTATTCCTTATATGGAGAAGATGCTGTAAACGCTACTGGTGGTGGCGGTGGAGGTGGATCCTCTAATAATAATGGAGTATCAGATGCAGGACGAGGTGGTTCTGGTATAGTAATAGTTCGTTATCAAATTTAATTAAGATGTCAAAATTAAACGTAGGTACGTTAAGACCTTCAGAGGCATTTACAGTACCAATTCAAAATACATCAACAAGAAATTCAACTGATCATCAAGTTGGTTCTATCATTTATAATACTGATACCAACGCTGCTCAAGTTTTAACTTCTAATAATGGGTGGTTAAACTTAGGTAAAGGAAAAGTAATTGCTAGTGGTGGAACTGAATCTACAAGTGGTGGTTTTAAATATCATGCGTTTACAACAACAGGTAATAGTTTTACTTTTACAATTACATCAGTTGGTTTTTTAGCAAGTATTGAACTTTTAGTCGTTGCTGGCGGAGGCGGAGGAGGAGGTTCTCACGCTTCTGGTGGTGGCGGTGGAGCTGGAGGAATTCTCTGGCAACCACAATGGTTTCCAGAAGTAGGAACTTATACAGTAAGAGTTGGTGCTGGTGGAGTAGGAGGTAAGACTGGTTCTTATTATACCAATGGATATTATTATACAGGACAAGGAGATGGTAATTTTTTCCATGGTCGTAGAGGAGAAGATAGTTACTTAAGAAAAAATGATGATTCACAAATCACATTTCTTGCCATAGGTGGCGGTGGTGGAATGGAATCATTCTATACAGGTAGAGAGCAAAGAAGTAAAACACCTACAAATTACTGGAACAAACCAGATGGTCATGAAGAGAAAAATGGTGGATCTGGTGGTGGATCAGGAGATCATTATACTGGTGTAGAATCATGGGTAACTCACAACCTTGGTGGTAGAACTATTCAAGGAAATTTTGGTGGTTATGGTTATGGAAACTCAGGTGGTTCCAGATACGCATATGGTCCTGGACCTCACAACGGACCTTACAATAGAAAAGATAATGGAGATTATCCACAAGGAAATGGTGGTGGAGATGGGGGAAGAGTTCCTCGATATCGTGGAATGAATGGTCATGGACAAGACAACACTCATAGTCAACCACATGAAGGTGCTGGTGGTGGCGGAGCTGGTGGATATGAACTAGGTCATAATGGTAGTAATACTGATTATGGTCAAGTTAACTGGCCAGCAACAGTAAAGGGTTGGAGTAGAACTGCACCTGGTTCTGGTGGTCCTGGCAGATATTTTCCTGGTTTTGAATCATGGGGAACTACAGAAACTAACGGAACTTCTGGAAATAGAGGTTGGTTTGGTGGAGGTGGAGACGGAGGTCAATACTGGTACACCACTAACGGTGCAAGAGGACCTAACAATAAAGGTGGTGGCGGTGGTGCTGGTTGCTATGGTTATAACAACTCTGTTGCTGCTACTAGTGGAATTGCCAACACAGGCGGTGGTGGCGGAGGAGGATCAAGTAACAATACTGGTGGAGGAAACCAAGGAGGATTCCATGGTGGAGATGGAGGATCTGGTATTGTTCTTATCAGATATAAAGCGTAACTACCATGCCCAACAAACAAAAGTATCTCTTACTTCACTGAGTATTGGATTTACTCTATGCTGATACATGAAATTAGAGGGGAAGCATATCACTTCCCCTTTTTTTAGTTTTATAGAATAATCTTTCCAAAATACTAACTCTCCTCCTTCGTAATTATCATTAAGTGCTCCAACAAAAGAGAGTACAGGAATGCCAGGATTAGTTCCATCAAATAAACTTTTAATGTGATCAAAATGCATATCCATTTTTTGATCAACGTGATAACGATTAAATCTAATTTCTGAAAGTGAAAAAATAAATTGAGATGTATTTTGACATGATTTGTCTGAGTGCATCTCTTGATATTTTTTAGCAGTCTGCACAATAAAAGAATTTAAAATTGAATCAAGTGGTTTTGAATAGGTTACATCTGGTTCTTTGGATGTTTCTTCTTTTTCAGATAATTTACCAGATATAGATCCCCATTGATGTTTTTCCCAATGGTTAGATTCTAATTCTTCTAAAATATAATCGCATATTGAATCAGGTATTGATTTCTCAATAAAAATAAAATCATCCAGACACCGCATTTATCATATCCTCAAAACTAAATTTATTTTGAAATTCATACCATCCAGTAGCAATGTATTTTGTTTCAGTTTCGCTCATGACTCCATGATGTGTATGAGTCCAATACGCTGGCCATATAACTAATCTACCTTCAACACACTCAGTCGTATGATCATAGTTTGTAAAATGAGTTCCTCCTTTATCTGTTACTGTATTCAAATAAAACATCCATGCTAAAATTCTAGAAGAAGGACCGTCCATATTTTCACAATGTGGATTATGATATCCTTGACCTGGTTCATACTTTTGTAAATTATATAATGAAGATAATTCCCAAACTGCTACGTTGTCAATCTCTTTATATTTTTCTCTATATTTTTCAATATGTGGTAACAGTCTAGATGCAAGTATCTTATCAGGTTCTAACCAATTATTAAAATCCATCCAGACATCAGTAGAGTCTTTATAACTTTTGTCAACACGAATATCATCATGATTTTCTCCATATATTTGACCTTTATGTTTTAGATCATCTGGACATTCTTCAAAATAGTTTATTATATCCTTACACATTTCTGGAGTAAGAGCGTTATCGTATACTTCTATAAAATTCATTTTAAGTTAAAGGAAATAATTGTTCTTCTTTTGTCACTCATATTTGTAGATGCTTCATGTTGAATAGTTGATGGAAAAATAATAAGATCTCCTTCTTTTACCTTAGGTTCGTATGTTTCATATTGACCTAACGTACTCCTATTGTTTGACATGTGTGGAGAATAAAATGTTGTTGCTGAATGTTCTTCATCATCAAATTCTACATATAGAACTGCACTCCATCCACCAATACCATGATTGTGAACTTTAAAATTATTATACTTTTCATATGATTGAAACCAGATAGCATTCAAGTTCCAATTTTCTTTAGTAGATGCACAGAATGATTTTACTTCATCATCTATACAATCTAAAACAGTATTGGCATACTTAGGTGGTTCTTTTAGATTCTCAAAATAATCTGTATAGTGATTATTATCACCATGACCACTGTTTTTTGATTTCTCTAATTTATATTTTTTAAAATCTGGAAGACTATCTAATATAATTTTCTTTTTATTTTTCCAATCTGAAATACTAAATGTGTAAACAGAAATGTAAAATAATCGGTTCTCAATCATTAATTTATAGTAAGATCTACAGCAATAATTTTATCTTGCTCATCCCAATTACATTTTCCAGAAGGAAAAGTATTGAATGCAATTGACCATCTTGGATCATCTCCCTCATGAGGTTCTGTATAATGTTTTAACCAAGCAGGAAACAAAACTAATTGACCAGGAAATGCTTTAGGACTCCAAGTGTCATTTGTAGTTTTATCAAATATTTGAAGACCTCTAAGTTTTTGTTCTACAGGATCCATAAAACATGTTCCCATACCATCGTGAAGATGAAAAACACCAGACACTAAAGACATGGTATGAAAATGTGCATGATGTTGTGCATGTTTGATTGATTTGTTTCCCCACATTAATGTAGGTTCAAGTTTTTCACACTGCATCTCAAATCTTTTTTTATAGTATTCAAGACAAATTTTGATCCATGCAGTAAGTTCTGCAAATTCTGGTCTTCTATGTAATTCTCTATCTAAAGTCTGTACTGCTCTTACAAGAACAGTTTGAGACATTTGTGTGGGGACTGGATCTTTAAATTTTTTTGAGTTTTGCTCTTCTTCCAATACATGTCTTTTATCAACTTCTTCATCAAGAATAGGTATTAATTTTTTCCAATCAACTTTGTCTGATAAATCAAAGTTAAAAACATAAGTTGGAAATAATCCGTCAATTTTTGCTTCTAAATCCATATTAAAATGTAGCAATAGCTTTTACAATGTTAAAAGAGATAACAATTTTTTCTCCTTTTTCTTCTTGCCTAGTTGTTCCATGAATCATATTACTTCTAAACATTAGAAGTCTAGCAGGGACACAAGGATAATTGGTTGTAGACCAATTCAGTGGGTTATTATATTTAGGTGGTTCAAAGGGAGGGTCAATTTGGTCATAGAATGTAATTGAATTTTCTTCTATTGTTTTTACATAATATGCACCAGACATTATACAACCAGGATGTGAGTGTGGAAATAGAAAATCATCTTTATTACTGACGTTAGTCCACATGTTTCCAATAAAACATTCTGAGATGTAGTCTTCACAGTATCCTAAACGTTCCATATAGAAACTAAAATTATCCATTATCCCAGAGGATAATTCTGAAAATACTTCTTCTTTCTGTAACAATCTATTTGTTAGATGAGATGAGTTGACTTGAAATGCTTTTGTTCTTACCGTTTCTAACTCTTTACACTTCTCTTCTAATTTTGGAAGCAAATCCAAACATACTTCATCTCTGATAAACACTGTCTTAGGAAACCAAGTTTCTATTCTTGGTGGTTGATTTGACATTTTTGTGTTATAATTATAAATACAATCAATACAGTATAGCAAAATATTTGAAAAATGTCAACAAGTCCTACAATTGAAACTGCCGAATTATTAGCAAGAAGATCAGAAGTAAGCACACGTGAAGTAGATTTTCGTAGAGAATTAGGTATTGTCTTTGGAGATGCAGTAATTTTTGCATTGGTAATTGACATATATCATGGCAAAATTCCTGGCAAAGATGGTTATTTGTGGAAATTAGCAAAACCTATAGTAGAACAGTACAAAGATGTTCTAGACAAATTAGATCCTGATAATGCTGTGATATATACTGACAAAACTATTGAAGAACAAACAACTGCATGGATGTTAGCACAAGATGAAACCGTACAAGAAGTGCCTAAGGGATAGTGTATAAATATTAATACACACTATTTTATTTGATAAAAATGGACGCAGCAAAATTGAAAGCAAATTTTGAAGAGCAAATTGGAAAAACAGATACTCAGATAGCAGAGTTAGAAGCAAATTTAGAAAAAGCAAAGGAATATAAGTTAAAACTTGTAGGTGGTTTAGAGACCTTAGGATTACTAGAACAAAAAGAAGAACCATCAGATGCTACACCCGCAAGTGTTGATCCTTCCTAAATAACTAGGAAGGGATTATAGTGGGTAATGGCATCTCCAAGTTCAAGAGCAGAATTAATTACATATGCTAAAAGGCAATTAGGTGAACCTGTCTTGCAAGTTAACGTAGATGACGAGCAAGTAAACAATGTAATTGACGACACATTTCAGTTCTTCCAAGAGAACTGTTATAATGGCATGGAGAGATGTTACTTAGTTCATGAGATAACTGCAGATGATAAAACTCGTCTTGCAACGTTTACTAACACAACTAAAGTAGATACTGGTGTAACAACCACATGGAAAGAAGCATCAAATTATATACCCATACCATCACATATATCAGGTATTAGTAAAGTATTTGGAATGGTAGGTAACTCTATTCGTTCTAATTTATTTGGTATTGAATATAGAATATTCTTAAATGATTTGTATGCCTTTGGATCCCTTGATATCTTAAACTACTATATGACCAAACAATATCTAGAAACTCTAGATATGGTTTTAAACAATGGTTCTTTTCAGCAGTTTAGATATACTCAGCGTCGTGATCGTTTGTATCTTGATATAGACAAAGATTTCTTACAAGAAGGACAGAATCTATTGATAGAGGCTCATCGTATGATTGATCCTAATGATGCAACCGAAATGTACAATGATGTATTTGTAAAAAGATATGCTACTTCATTGTTGAAAAAACAATGGGGTATGAATCTAATCAAATATAATAATGTACAACTACCTGGCGGTGTAACACTCAATGGTAGAGAAATATATACAGACGCATTAGCAGAAATTGAGAAAATCGAAGGCGAGGTTCTCAGTAAGTACGCTATACCGCCAATGGATATGATCGGATAAAATGCCTACTAGTCCCTACTTCCCAACTTATCATCAAGGTCACAGTGGTGAACAAACCCTCGTTCAGAATCTTGTGGATGAGCAAATCAAACTGTTTGGTTCTGACATATACTATCTACCTAAAACGGCTTTAAAAGATGGCACGTTAGATGAGGTTAGATATACTAAATTCCAAGATCAATTTCAAATTGAGATGTTTCTTGTAAACGTCATGGGATTTGGAGACAATGCAGAATTTGTAAGTAAGTTTGGTTTACGTATTACAGACGAAATAATATTTCGTGTGTCTACAAAAAGGTGGGATGAAGAAGTAGCAGAACATAGTATGGCTGCAAAACTTGAAGTTCCTAGTAGACCAAATGAAGGAGATCTGTTATACTACCCCCTAACAGAAGATTTGTATGAAATTAAATATGTTGGAAAGGAAGAACCTTTCTTTCAATTTGGTAAGATACAATTCTACGCACTGACTGCAGAACTATACGAGGTTGGTTCAGACGATCTTGCTACTGGTATTGCAGAGATAGATGCTATAGAGGAGTTGTTCGATAGTGCTATTGCTTTGTCGATGGGAGTAGGTGGCACAGGAGACTTTACTACTGGTGAAACTGTTACTGGTGGTACTACTTCTACAACTGCAGAAGTTAAATCTTGGGATAGTTCTACACGGATACTACAGGTAATCAATAGAACTGGAACATTTGCAGCAAATGAATCACTTACAGGAAACAATAGTGGTGCTGTATGGGTTGTATCAACCTTTGACACATTACAGGATACAAATAGTGAGTATGATCAGAACAGGCAAATTGAAGATACTGCTGACAATATAGTTGATTGGTCAGAAGGTAATCCATTTGGTGAGTTTGGTAATTTTACAGGTAGCATATAATGTTAGGATCACATTTTTACAATCAGATAGTTCGTAAGAACATCATAGCGTTCGGAACACTCTTTAATAATATTACATTGAAGAGCACTGATCCAAGTTCTGGTGCTGTACTAGAAGAGATGAAAGTTCCGTTAGCATACGGTCCTAAACAAAAATTTATTGTAAGACTAGAAGAAAATACTAGCAATAGAAAAGTAGCAATCACTCTACCAAGATTGTACTTTGAGATGACTAGCATAGACTATGATGCTACTCGTAAGACATCTCCTATTCAACAATACAAAACAATTATCAATGATAATGGTGGCGAAGTAAGAGTGCAGTATGTACCAGTGCCATACAACTTATCATTTGAACTTGGCGTAATTGCTAAGTCACAAGACGACGCCCTACAAATCACCGAACAAATACTACCATATTTCCAACCATCTTTTTCTGTTACTCTCAACATGATTCCTGACATGAATGAGAAGAGAGATATCGCTGTAGTCCTTAACAACGTATCGTATGAGGATACGTGGGATGATAGTTTCTATGAACGTAGATATATCATTTACACTCTAAATTTCCAGATGAAGACTTACCTATACGGTCCTTACAACACATCAGATGTTATCAAGAAAGCAATCATACATGAGACTCTTGGTGATAGAGCAGTGAATCGTAGAACTATAACTAGAACATATACACCTAAAGCAAAAACTGATATCAACCAAGACGGTCAGATTGATGCAGCTGATGATGTGTTAGTAGATGCTGGTGATGATTTTGGATTTAATGAAGGGATAGAATTCTTATGAACCTAGAAGATAACATGGAAGAACTTCTGAATATGGAAGTGGAACATGTAGAAAAACCACCAGCACCTAGAGTAAAATCTCACCAAGATGATCGAAAAAAAGATTATGAATATACTCGTGGAGAATTATATTCTTTGATAGAACAAGGTCAAGAGGCAGTGCAAGGAGCATTGGAAGTAGCACAGGAGAGTGGTCACCCTAGAGCATATGAAGTTGCTGTAGCAGCAATGAAACATGTATCGGAAATGACAGAAAAATTACAGGCATTACATAAAAATATGAAAGACCTTGATGAAGATAAATCAGGTCCTAAAAATGTTACTAACAATGCTATGTTTGTTGGTAGCACTACAGAGTTACAAAAAATGCTTAAGGAAATGGGCGGAGGAAAACGTTAATGACATTAGAAATTATTTTGATATTTTCGGCACTTCCTTTTGTAGCTTTGACACTTTACTTTGGTACAAAGGGTGGTTATTATGATAGTGGTGACTATGATGGTCACGGAACTGCACATAAAGTTTTGATAGATGAGGAAACCAGCATTTGACAACGTAGGAAATAGTACTATAGTATAAATACCTATAGAGTTAAAAACGGTTTATGAAAGATTTGCCAATCACTTCAACCTGTATCTTATTCGGAACAATCGGTATTGCACTTTTACTCTCACAATACGCTTGGGTATGAAAAAATTTAATACTTGGGTATTGGATACCACTATATACATATTAGACTTTCTCTATAGAGGTAGAGATTTTCAGAGGTTCTGGGTTCTTGAAGTAATTGCAAGAGCACCTTACTTCTCATTTATCAGTGTGTTACATTTTAGAGAATCTCTTGGACTTCGAGGAGAAGATCATGTATACTTAATGAAAGAACATTTTTATCAAGCACTCAATGAAACGGAACACTTGGAGGAAATGGAACTTAGGGAGGGCAATAAGTACTGGATTGATCGGTTCTTTGCCAAACACCTTGTTTTGGTTTATTATTGGATCATGGTTGGCTACTATTTTGCTGATCCTATTAACGCTTATGATATCAACATGAAGATAGAAAAGCATGCTTACGAAACATATGTCAAGTATGCAGCGTATCATCCAGAAGACACAAAGATTCAAGAGATAGCACAGGATGAATTAGATCATTCTAAAGAACTTCAAGCAGCGATGCTAATGATTTCATGATTAATCAAGTAAAGAGTTACGTAAAAGAAATTTACAACTCGGCAAAATATTTGCTAGAGGGTTTCTCCGTGACTCTTTCTCATATGGGAAGGAGACCCGTAACGGTTCAGTATCCTTACGAAAAACTGATACCATCCGAAAGATATCGTGGTCGCATACACTACGAGTTTGACAAGTGTATTGCATGTGAGGTATGTGTAAGAGTTTGTCCTATAAATCTCCCAGTGGTCGATTGGGTGATGAACAAAGAAACAAAGAAAAAGGAATTAAGAAATTATTCGATAGACTTTGGAGCATGTATCTTCTGCGGTAACTGCGTAGAGTATTGCCCAACAAACTGTCTATCCATGACGGAGGAATATGAACTCGCTACATTTGACAGGCATCAACTTAACTATGATAATGTCGCTCTTGGACGACTTCCCACTAATGTTACAAGCAATCCCAATGTTAGGTCACTTCGTGAACTTACTTATCTACCCAAGGGTGAGATGGATCCACACACAGTCAATGACAGTGACCCAAGAGTTGGAAGACTTCCATCAGAGGTATTGGATTGGATGACAAAATAGATAAGATACCAAAATGGTTTTATAACACCGTGATCTCTATGGGGATTATGGTGTTTGTTGCTTTTGGATTAATATTCTTTGGAATGACATGATAGTAATTTACATAATAACATTTATTTTAATCATACTTCTTGCTAATAAACTTTATCCAGACTGGTAGAGCAATATGATATATCACGCAATAGTCTACATAACAATAGTTGTCTTGCTTATATTGGCATTTGGTGCGTTTGATCCATAAATTTTATAAATAGAAAAGTATAACCTGATGGTATTATGATAGACTATAAACAATTTAAAAGACTTAGTGAGTCTGCCATACAGGATAACGAGATTTTAGATGAAGCAGCCTGGACAAAAAAGGCTGGCAAGAACAAAGAAGGTGGACTTAACGAGAAAGGAAGGAAGTCTTACGAAAGAGAAAATCCAGGATCTGACCTTAAAGCACCTACAAAGAAGGTTGGAAATCCCCGTCGGACGTCATTTTGTAAGCGAATGAAAGGAATGAAAAAGAAATTAACTTCTGCAAAAACTGCCAGAGATCCTGATAGTAGGATCAACAAATCACTACGTAAGTGGAATTGCTAACAAAACGTTAACTAGGGTTTTAATTTTACTATAATTATAGTATAATGACTATTGTATTATGCGTTTTAATAATGGCGACATCCATTGTCTGATACGAGCTTGTCTGATCGCTCAAGAACAGACAGGATCTGAGGATATATGGGATAGATATGCCCACTTGATTGATAAACTTCGAGTATATTCTGATCAAGTTTTAACCCCATCCGAATCATGAAAATAAAAACAAGGTTTGAAACTTTCTCTTCAAGAGAAAGAAAGATGCTTGCAGAAGCAATCTGGAGAAGACAAAGATGTTATATTGCTGGAGACAAATGTTTTAATGAATATGGAAAAATGTTAGATGAAGTTTTAGAAAGAATGGATTATATGCCTGGCAAAGTGGTTTAATATTATGTTTAGTAAAGAATTAAAAGAAGCAACTAAGAAATCTCATTCCGCAGCAGAAAATACAAAATTTGTTACAGGATTTCTTAGAGGTGTTGTTGACCCTGAGGAGTATCGTAAACTTATTGCTAATTTTTGGCATGTTTACAGTACTATGGAAAGACTAATTGACGACACTGACGATCCAACTGTAAGAGTATTACGAGGTTGGCAATCAGAACTCAATCGTAGTAAACCATTAGAAAAAGATTTAGTATATTATTACGGTCCTTATTGGAAAGAAGAAGTAGGTCCTTCACCCGCATGTGATACTTACTGTTATAGGTTAAGTGAGATAGCATCACAAGATCCATATCTCTTACTTGCTCATCACTACACCAGATACATAGGTGATTTGTCAGGTGGACAAATTCTTTGTAAAATAGCAAAGAATGCACTAAATCCTCCTGCAGGAGAAGGTTTAAATTTCTATGAATTTCCTGAGATTTCTAATGCTAAGGAATGGAAAACAAATTACAGAGCAGTTCTTGATCAATTAGATCTAGATGAATCACAAAAAAATGCTTTGTTTGCTGAGGCAAACTATGCGTTTAGATTAAACATGTATATGTTTGATGAGATTAAATCTGAAGATCCTTATCCTGCAATGACAGCACTTAAGGGTTTTTGGAAAGTAATTATTGGTTCTATTACTAAAAGATAATAATTGATTATGGGACAACATAGAAAAACACTATTGCATCTTATCAAAGAAAGAGCATACAAACATGGACAATTTACTTTGTCATCTGGTATAGAATCAGAGCATTATATCAACTGTAAACCAGTTACATTATGTTGTGAGGGTAATGCATTGTGTTCACATTTAATGATGCAATACGTAGAGGATGATGCAAAGGCAGTTGGTGGTCTTACACTTGGTGCTGACCCATTAGTTTGTGGTATTGCACAGAGAGCATACTATGCTGGTAAACATATTGATGCACTAATTATAAGGAGAAATCCAAAAGGACATGGAACAAAGGAAGTTATAGAAGGACATAAACCACCAAAAGGTTCTGTAGTCACAGTACTAGAAGATGTTACCACAACAGGTAGTAGTGCAATTAAAGCTGTCAATGTATTGCGTAATGCAGGGTACGTCGTAAATCGTGTGGTTGCTATCGTTGATAGGATGGAAAACCATAAGGTTTGGGATAACAACGATCTTGAATTTATTTCACTATTCAGATTAGAGGAAATTGTTAATGAACCTAGTTCTCCTATATACTAAAGATGGAACTTATGGAGATTAATAATGGGAGTGATGACACCACCAAGTAGAAAATCTTGTTATAATTTTAGAGTTACGGAGATTAATCGTGTTGTTGACGGGGATACTATTGATGTCACCATTGATCTTGGGTTTGACTTATACAAGAAAGAAAGAGTTAGAGTTGCAGGAGTTGATACGCCAGAGAAGAGAACAAGAGATCCAGAGGAGAAGGCACTGGGAATAGATGCTACTAATTGGTTAAAGGAAAAATTGGAGGACACCATTAATGGAGATGATGAACTCATTATTAGAACTGAACTTAAAGGTGGTGTAGGTAAGTATGGTAGGTTGCTTGGTTGGTTATATGTTGGTGATGAAGAGATATCATTGAACGAGGATATGATTGAAGAAGGATATGCTTGGGCATATGATGGTGGTACTAAACAAAAAGATTTTGAATCACTTCGTAAAATACGAAGGTCTTTCGGTACACTTATTGAATAACTATTATGCGAGAACAAATTCTTAATGCACTGATTGCTCATGCAAAAGGTGATATCGAAAAACATAGAGCAAATGTTGAAGTTTATCTGACTAATCCTGCAGGAGTTGGCGAACATACAGATATATTAGAGTCTATTGAGAAAGAACTCGATACAATAGCAAAATACCAAGATCAAATTGATATAATTAACAAATATTTTAAAAAATAATGAATATACAAGACCCCATTGATGATTGGAATATTCATTTAGAGATTGGCATTACCGATGCTAGAACATTGCATCGTTTAATTTCTTTTGCTTTGGAAAATGGATATGACAAAGATGATAAAATATATCTAGAAGAAATGAAAAATCAATTTTATGCAATGTTATTAGAATACTCATTTACTCACATAGAACCAAATGAATGACGTTACCGTATTTGTTTACTTAGTATTTTTTGTAGGTTTGTTTGGTGCAACTTTTGCATTTATGTGGAGGGTAACTGGTTCTGTATTGGAAGATATGGATAAACCAAAAAGAAACATACATCCTGAGATGAGAGATGCAAAAGATGGAGACGAATTATTAGTCTTTAGGGGATTAAAAGACCCTGACGATAAATAAAGTATGGCAACTAATGATGTATATCTTGGTAACCCGAATCTGAAAAAGGCGGGTACTGAGATTCAATTTACAAAAAAGCAAGTTAACGAATGGATCAAATGTAAAAAAGATCCAATATATTTTGCTACCAATTATATAAAAATCATTTCTCTTGATGAAGGTTTAGTGCCTTTTGATATGTATGATTTTCAAAAAAGAATCTTACAGGATTTTCATGAAAACAGATTCAACATCGCAAAACTTCCTAGACAAACTGGCAAATCGACCACTGTTGTTGCTTACTTGCTTTACTATGCTATCTTCTACGATAGTGTTAACATTGGTATACTTGCTAACAAAGCTAGCACCGCAAGGGAGCTTCTAGGTAGATTACAATTAGCATATGAAAATCTACCAAAGTGGATGCAACATGGAATTTTAGTATGGAATAAAGGTAATGTCGAACTTGAAAATGGATCAAAGATACTGGCTGCTTCTACGTCTGCAAGTGCTGTCCGAGGCATGTCGTTCAATATCCTCTTCCTCGATGAATTTGCGTTCGTTCCAAACCATGTTGCGGAGCAATTCTTTGCATCTGTTTATCCTACTATTACTTCTGGTAGGTCAACAAAAGTTATAATCATATCTACACCCAATGGTATGAACCACTTCTATAAGATGTGGGAGGATGCTAGAAACGATAAGAATGGTTATATAACCAACGAAGTACATTGGTCTCAAGTGCCTGGCAGAGATGCTAAGTGGAAAGAAGAGACGATAAAGAATACATCAAAAAGACAGTTTGCACAGGAGTTTGAATGCGACTTCCTAGGTTCTGCTGATACACTTATCAGTCCATCAAAATTACAATGCATTCCGTTCAATGACCCAATAACAAGCAATGCAGGACTTGATGTTTATAAGAGAGCAAAAGAGAATCACGAATATATTATTACTGTTGATGTTGCCAGAGGAATTGGTGGCGACTATTCTGCTTTCCTCGTGTTTGATATCACCACTCTCCCGTATGAGATCGTTGCGAAGTACAGAAATAATGAGATTAAACCTGTACTGTTTCCCTCGGTCATCTTTCAAGTAGCAAAGGAATATAATAATCCTTATATACTTGTTGAGGTAAACGACATAGGAGATTCGATAGCAGCTACACTTAATTACGATCTAGAATATCCTAACGTATTAATGTGTGCTATGCGTGGTAGAGCAGGACAGATAGTAGGACAAGGATTCTCAGGTACAAAGACACAGTTAGGTGTAAAGATGAGCATCACTGTCAAAAAGATTGGATGTGCTAATCTAAAAGCAATTATAGAAGAAGATAAATTAACGTTTACCGATTTTGATATTC